TCTTCTAGGTCAAACACAAACCTAGGGTGGTCGACTTCCGGCATTTTCCATCCTCGAGCTCGTTACAATACAAATATGTGATGAGTCTATCCACCATTGGTGATGACGAGAATGATATGTACTACAAAACTCTTCTCATCACCAGCCTTGGTCTACTTAATGATACGCCTTTAGAGGCTACCAAACCTTTAAGGGTCAACCTTAAATTCGTCAAGACATTCAAGGCGAATCCAAAGGAAATCATTGGGACTTATTCCCACCTTTGTCAAAAGATTATCGCATCCCTGCGGTTCTCTGAGACAACTACCTCTACGGGTAGCTTCGTACGTGAAATGCGTGATACCCCTATCTTCAGGGAGTACAAAGCATGGTACGAAAGTGGCCACAGTAAGCTGTTAAAATACATCCTGACCTTTCTAACCTTCGGGAAGAAGGCGAAGATCGTAGATGACAGCCTAAAAGCCGTTGCCTTTTGCAACTGGCTTGCTGTGGAGGAAGAGTTATCTGATTTGATTCTTCCTGAATGGGCTTGCAAGTTAGCTCCAATCATGTCGGCAATCCTTGAACCGGAAGCAACGGATGAAATTTATCCGAAGCACGGTCCTGGATACGTCGCTGAACGGGGCGTCTCACCTTCTAGCTATGACAAGTGCAAAACCCTCGCACTTGACCAAAAGCTATCCTCGTTTGTCCGTACCAACGGCAACACGGGGATTCGTGGGATGTTTCAGCTTGCAGGGGATCGAGTGTCTCGATCGGTGGCGCGCCTTAAATTCGTCCCTAAAGACGTCTCGAAAGCGCGTTCGATTTGTATGGAGCCGGTATCTTACATGTATCTGCAGCAAGGAATCGCCTTAAATATGGCGAAGAACTTAAAGCGGAACACGTGTGGGATTATCGACATCCATGATCAAGGTCCAAATCAGGTTTTGGCGCGTTACGGTTCCATCTATGGTGATTTTACAACCTTAGATTTATCGGATGCGTCGGATCGGATATCCAAGAAGTTATTGGACAGGATCCTTGACAGACGATTGAAACTGCAACTGTACTCTACGCGTTCATCGCGTGTGGAGGACGAGAACGGCGTGACCCACAGGGTGAAGAAATTTGCCCCCATGGGATCAGCTGTCTGCTTTCCTTTGCAGACGGCTGTGTTCACATCGGTAGTTATATTGTCGATGATCGAGTACGTGGAGAATCTGTTTGGAACAACTGTGAATATCAAGGATTCAAAATCCTTGAAGGCTTTCATCCGAAAGCATGTCACCATTCCTGGCGGCAAGCAGTTGGACTTAAACATTTTCCGAGTATATGGCGACGACATCATTTGTGACACAAAAATCGCGTCTGATGTTGTATCCAAGCTACAAGCAATTGGTTTGAAGGTGAACGTTGAAAAATCGTTTACCGGAGACCAAAGCTTCCGTGAGTCCTGTGGAAAGTGGTACCATGAAGGACACGATGTAACTCCGTGTCGTTTTATGGCTGCTCACTTTTCAGAACGGCTTACGATAAAGGAAATTGCGT